ACGAAACAGAATCTGAAAAATACCAAAACGAAGAAACAAAATTCCTCCCACAATCACCATACGCTATCGCGAAATGTGCTGCTCATTATATGGTTAGATTATACAGAGAGGGGTATGGAATTCACGCATCAGCCGGAATCTTATTCAACCACGAAGGACCAAGACGAGGCGAAAGTTTCGTTACTCGAAAAATCACAAAGTGGGTTGGTGATTTCATCAAATACAAAAAGTCAGTAAGAAAAGAATATACATTAAAGGTTATCGAAACAAAATTCGAAGAGGATAGGATTGTTTTTGAGTGCGCAAGCACAAAAGAACATTTAGGATCTTTCCCTAAGCTACGTCTAGGCAACTTAGAAGCTTTTAGAGATTGGGGGTACGCTGGAGATTATGTGCGAGGCATGTGGATGATGTTGCAGCAGGATATTCCTGACGACTACGTTATCTGCACTGGCGAAACACATACGATTAAGGAATTCCTAGACGTAGCATTTAATTGCGTAGATATAGAAGACTGGTCTAACTTTGTAGTACAAGACCCACAATATTACAGGCCAGCAGAAGTAGACTACTTACGTGGTTATAACGAAAAAGCTAAGGAGAAGTTAGGGTGGCGCCCCGAAACTAGTTTTGAAGAACTTGTTAAAATGATGGTTGACCATGACTTAAAAACATGAAAATATACGTTCTAGAATTTGATATGACTTCAGTTTTATCAAGGCTTAATAAGTTTAGATTGCGAGAGTTTAACCATGAAAATCCCTATATATTTATAGAGGCAGAAAATCCTGATGATGCATGTTATTTAGGTTACTGTAAACTATCAGAGATTCTCTTAAAACAAGACGAGTCTACCGAAACTGCTATGTTAATAAAAGAAATAATAAACGATATATCTATTAAAAAGGTAATTTGTAAAGATGAGGCGTAACTTCGATGATCCAATCTATAAAGACTGGAGGATAAAAGTATACAAGCGCGATAATTTCTGTTGCCAAATGCCCGGATGCAAAGCTAAAAAGAAAGGGCTACAAGCGCATCATATTCGAAAGTGGTCAACAGCCGCTTCGCTAAGATATGAATTAGATAATGGCATTACTTTATGCCGCAGGTGTCATGACCAAATCACGGGTCAGGAACATCTATACGAATCAATTTTTATGAAAATCGTGAGGGACAAAAAATGAAAACTTGGTTAATCTTAATTTTATTTGCAGTCAATTTGTTTTTAGTATCTAATATCTTTGCTCAGTATAATTATCCACACCAACACAATGGAAATTGGCATACGCATCCGCACTCTGCCGCGCACTACCATAATTACTGGGGAAATGTTACCTATTATCCGCCCACTACGATTTATCGTGGTACAGGAATCTGGAGCTATACCCCCGGAGCAGTAGTTGGTCCAAATAGCAACGTTATCATTGGTGGAACATACGGTTACTGGCAATACAGATCCTGTCAGCCATTCACCTATTACGTTCCCTATCGTTGGAGGTAAATATGGCTAAAGCCCCAGCCTACACAGTAATAAAAGATACGCGCGAACAGGATGGCTATACTTTCGATAAATTCCACGGTAAGTATTTTTCTTGCAATGGAATGATCGAGAGAAAGCTAGACACGGGCGATTATTCGCTTTTAGGGTTCGAGGATAAACTGTGTATTGAAAGAAAAGCAAGTGTATCTGAATTAGCAGGGAATCTAGGAAAAGATAAAAAAAGATTTATGGCAGAAATTGATAGAATGAAGGATTTTGAATTTAAGTTTCTTGTTTTAGAATTCTCATTAGAAGATGTCATGAACTTTCCAGAAGGCTCTGACATACCAGAATCAAAATGGAGCCAGATCAGAATAACCAATAAGTACATACTGAAAATGCTAATCGAGTTTCAGATGTATGATAAAGTACATGTTATATTTTGCGGAAACAGAAAGAATGCTAAGTTGGTAGTAAACAGTATACTTAAAAGAGTAAATGAATTCTATACTATTGGGAGGAAATAATGAGCATAAAGATTGACACTATTACCGATATTAATCACTTCGGTCTAGATGTCGCTAAGAGGGAAATTTATCTGCATAGCCATATATCGTCAGACGAGGATGATGCTGGCTTAGACTTTAGGATTGTTCCACAGTTCATAAAAAACATCCGACTACTAAATTCTATCTCTCAAGAACCAATCTTGATTCACATGAACTTAGTTGGCGGCGATTGGTCGGCGGGAATGGCTATATTTGACGCTATCGAATTATGCACAGCGCACGTTACAATTGTTGTTTACGGACAGGCCGAATCCATGTCTACAGTTGTGTTACAAGCAGCAGACGCAAGAATCTTGACACCTAGCGCTTGGTTTATGGTACATTATGGGACCACGGCGGAAGCTGGTCAATACTTAAATGTACATAACGCTATTAAATTAGATAAAAAGATTTGCGAAGACATGTTAGATATATACTCAGACGTATGTCTTAAAGGCGAATACTTCAAACAAAAATACACAGATATTACACATGAAAAAGTAAAGAACTATCTAAAAAGAAAATTCAAGGATGGTGATTGGTACTTAACAGCTGAAGAAGCTGTTTACTATGGATTTGCGGACGGTGTTCTTAAAACAAGAAAATACCCAAACATAGACTGCCTTAAAAAATGAGCGAACTAAAACAAATAAATAAAGCGTGGTTGGGTCTTAACGGCATTGACGAGAATAAAATCATCAATCCTTTTGACATAATAAACTGGGACGATAAAGACGCGCCTTACAGGTTAACATGGCTGATGTCACGTCCAGAATATCTTTCTTTTATATGTAAACATATCTTCAATATAGATTTGCTACCTTCTCAAGCATTATTTCTTAATGAAATGTGGAATAGAAAATTTCCTATGCTAATCGCTAGTCGAGGATTTGGTAAGTCTTTTTCTCTTTCTCTTTACGCAATGCTTAGGGCTTTACTAATACCTGATAGAAAAATTGTTGTTGTTGGCGCTGCTTTCCGACAATCAAAAGTTCTGTTTGAGTATATGGAAACGATATGGAACAACGCTCCTATACTCAGAAGTATGTGTGATTCAAATAGTGGACCAAGGAGAGATGTTGACAGATGCGTAATGCGTATAAATAAATCGAGGATAACCTGCTTACCGCTTGGTGACGGAACTAAAATTCGTGGTCAAAGAGCTAACGATATCATCGGTGACGAGTTCGGCTCTATACCAAAACTGATTTTCGAAACAGTTGTTGTCGGTTTTGGTGCAGTTAGTTCAAACCCTGTGGAAAATGTAAAGAGAATAGCCGCTATGAAAAAAGCTAAGGAATTAGGCATAGAGTGGGATGACGAACAGTCCGCAGTATCTACTATTAAAAAGCTAGACAACCAGCTTATTCTTTCTGGTACAGCTTACTATGACTGGAATCACTTTGCTGACTATTGGAAACGTTGGCGTAAAATTATTAAAAGTCAAGGTAAACCTTCTAGGCTAAGAGAAATATTCGGAGAAGATCCTCCCCCCGAGTTTAATTGGCAAGACTATTCTATTATCAGAGTTCCATACGAGTTATTGCCAGAAGGGTTCATGGATGCCGCACAAGTCGCAAGATCAAAAGCAACTATGCATACTGGTATATATCAAATGGAGTACGGAGCTTGTTTTACTAGAGACTCACAAGGGTTTTTCAAAAGATCATTAGTAGAATCTTGTGTTGTAACAGATGTTGAAAACGAACAAAAACATTTTATAAAAGACAAAGAAGGAAACAATATTTGTTTTCAGGCTCAACTAAGAGGCGATCCGAACAAAAAATATGTATTTGGAGTTGACCCTGCTTCTGAGGTCGATAACTTTAGTATTATTGTGTTAGAAGTAAATCCTGACCACAGAAGAATAGTTCACTGCTGGACCACTAATCGCGAAGAGCATAAAGATATGGTTAAGTCAGGTTTCTCAAAAGAGGCTGACTTTTATGCCTATTGTGCTAGAAAAATTAGAGATCTAATGAAGATCTTTCCTTGCGTCCATATCGCGTTGGATAAGCAAGGTGGAGGCGTTGCTGTTATGGAGGCTTTACATGACGAAGCCCACCTAGAAGACGGAGAGAGTCCAATCTGGGAGGTTATCGACGAAGATAAGCCTAAAGACACGGATGATCACCGTGGATTGCATATTCTAGAGTTGTGCCAGTTTGCTAAATATGAATGGCTTTCTGAAGCAAATCATGGAATGAGAAAAGACTTAGAGGATAAAGCACTCTTATTTCCAATGTTCGACCCTATCACTTTAGGCATCTCGGCTGTTGAAGATGGATTAAAAGGAAGAAATTACAATACTCTAGAAAATTGTGTAATGGAAATTGAAGAGCTTAAAGATGAGCTTGCTATGATTCAGATTAGTCAAACGACTGCTGGTCGTGATAAATGGGATACACCAGAAACTATTATTGGCACTGGAAAGAAAGGCAAAATGAGAAAAGATAGGTATTCTGCTTTACTAATGGCTAACATGGCTGCTAGAGTCATAGCCAGAATCCCAGATCCTGTAACCTACAATTTCTACGGAGGATTCGCCACAATGGAAAAAGAAAAGAATCCTACAGGTAAGTTATACGATGGCCCTTCTTGGTACGTAGACAAAATGAAGGATGTATATTAATTTTTGTGTATAATGTATATGTAGTCCAATTACAATCACATTAGAGGAACTTGGAATGTCAGATAAATCATTAATCACGTATAACGAAGGCGATTTAGCTGGTCGCGCAGTAGCTTTTCAACAATTTGCAGAAGCTGGAGAATCATATGATGGTATAGCTCGCGCTCACCATCGAAGTTTCTTAGATATAGAGCCTAATCGTAGTGTAAAACCTCATTTCTCTCGTGAGGATTATTACGCTTTCAGGCCAAACGAAGATGTTCCTCGAAAATCAAAAAGAATTATCAAGATGAGCATGGACGCTTACGATAAAGTTGGAATAATTCGTAATATCATTGATTTAATGGGTGACTTTGGCTCACAAGGGATAAATATCGTACACGAAAATAAAGGCGCTGAGAAGTTCATCAGGCAATGGTGGAAAAAGGTTTCTGGAAAAGAAAGATCTGAAAGATTTCTAAATAATCTATACAGGACTGGACACGCTTTTGTTTATAAGAGCTATGCCAACATAACACCTGATATTAAAAAATATATAAAGTCTCTAGCAGCAAAAGACGAAGATGTTGTACTTGAAATACCTTCTATACAACAGTCTCTAGTTCCTTGGAGGTACAATTTCTTTAACCCTTTATCCATCGAAATGAAAGACGCAGATGTAAATCTATTTCTAGGCCAAAGAACATTTCAAGTAAGCACTCACACATTCTTTGATAATTATAAAGACGAAGTAATACCCGCAAATGTCTTAGAAACGCTACCTCCAGATGTCCAAGAGGCTTATAGAACACAAAAAAGAAAGGTTACTTTAGATCCAGACAGACTGTCAGTTTTCTTCTATAAAAAAGATGATTGGCAGCAATGGGCGCATCCTATGGTATACGCCATATTAGACGACATAATCATGTTAGAAAAAATGAAGTTAGCAGACCTCGCAGCTTTAGATGGAGCTATATCAAACATAAGATTATGGACTTTAGGTAATTTTGAGTATAAAGTATTCCCAACTAAAGAGGGTGTTAATAAACTAAGAAATATTCTTGCTGCCAATACTGGTGGTGGAACTATGGAGTTAGTATATGGACCTGAGCTTAAATTCACTGAAAGCAATTCTCAAGTTCATAAATTCTTAGGATCTGAAAAATATCAAGCCGTCTTAAACAGCATTTATGCTGGCCTTGGTGTTCCCCCAACACTCACAGGCATGGCCGGAAACGGCGGCGGCTTTACTAATAACTTTATATCGCTAAAAACTATGGTTGAACGATTACAATACGGTAGAGATCAATTAACCAAGTTTTGGGAAGGTGAGTTAGAATACGTAAGAAAAGCTATGGGTTTTGCAAAACCTTTTCATATTGTCTATGATCAAATGAGCCTTTCTGATGAAGCAGCTGAGAAAAACCTTCTGATCCAGCTGGCTGACCGCGATATCATCTCTCACGAAACGATTCTAGAGAGATTTAAAGAAGTTCCTACAGTCGAAAAAGTTAGGCTTCAAAGAGAAGACAAGCTACGCGACAAGGAAAAACTACCAGAAAAAGCGAGTCCCTTTCATAATGCAAACCATGAAAAAGACATGGAAAAGATCTCCAAGCAAGGCGAAATCAATACCAAGATTAAAGATCAGCAGCAAAAACAAAAGCCTCCACAGCCAAACGGTCGTCCTCCGCAAAAGCAAGACACTGCTCCAAGAAAGAAAAGAACGGAAACTCCTAGAAGCACTCCGGGGGTTGCAGAACTGATATTTTGGGCCACATCAGCTTTCGAGTCCACTCAGCATATTAATAAAGGCTACCTTGAAATTAAAGGCAAGTCTAATGCTAGACAGCTAACGAAAGACGAGTCTTCTGAACTAGAAGAAATTAAATTAGCAGCATTTCTTGCCCTAGATCCAATGTGTGAGCTTTCTGATGCTAATTTACATAAAGCGCTTTGCTCCAAAAACGTAATACCCAATGAATACAAGTACATCAAGAGCACTAGTGTTACTATGGAAAATTACAAGAAGATGGTAGTAGGACTTTACGTAGAGCAGTTTTTTGACAAAAATTAACTTTTTTAGAAAAAAAATATTTTTTTGTGTATAATTGTCTGAGGTAAAAATATGAACATAAAAGTATATCCAAGGGAGATCGCAGACGGTGTTGGCGATATGGTCAAATCAACGGCCAGTATTGCTTACTGTTCTGAGGCTTCTGTAAAAAAGAGCGAGTTAGCGATTGCTAAAGAAGTAATCAATAACAAAGAAGTCCTTGATAAAGTAATAGCAGAGAACAAAGATCAAATTGATCTTTATTATATAGAGTCCGTTCTCGTTTCTACGGGATGGAACAAGAACGACGATGTGTTTTTAGCTGAAGCTACTTGGGAAGCTAGAAACACACCGGAGGATAAACAGTTTAACTACATGCACAACGAAGATGACATCATTGGTCATATTACTGGTAGCTATGTATTAACTAAAGATGGTAAAGCTGTTTCAAATGAAGACGAAAAACGTCCTGATGAATTTGATATCATTACTCAAGCCGTCCTATATAACAGCTGGACAGGTGAAGAAAACAGAGATCGCATGTCAAAAATCATTGCTGAGGTTGAAGAAGGCAAATGGTACGTCTCTATGGAGTGCCTATTTTCTGGATTCGATTATGCCCTTATAGACAATAATGGCAATGCAAAGATTTTAGCTAGGGATGATGACTCATCTTTTCTTACAAAACACCTAAGAGCTTACGGAGGATCGGGTAAATATGAAGGTTATAAGGTAGGTCGAGCTTTAAAAAATATAACTTATTCCGGTATAGGTTTGGTTAATAAACCTGCTAATCCTAGAAGTGTTATTTTGTCTAGTAAAAGCACGGCGCAATTCAACGTAGAAGATAATTCTAAACTTACTATAGGAGAATTTGATATGTCAGATGTATTAACAACTCAACTCGTAGAGTTGAAGGCTGAGCTGGAAACAGCAAAGGCAGAGAATGAGGCTATCAAAGCTAAAATTGAAGAAGCAAAAGACAAAGAGTTTGCTTCTCAAGTTGCAGCTTTTGAAGCCGCAGCAGAAGAAAGTCAAGCAACGATTGATGAGCTTAATGAAACCGTTAAGTCTACTCAAGCTCGTATTGCTGAACTTGAAGATTCGCTTTCTACTTCCCAAAATGAATTAGCTGAAGCTATGAAAGATATGGAAGAAATGAAGAAGAAGGCTAAGATGGAAAAGCGTAAAGCTGCTCTGTCTGAAGCTGGACTGGATGAAGACGAAGTTGAAGAGTCTTTAGCTAATTTTGACGTTCTTGCAGATGAAGCTTTTGAAGCTGTAGTAGCTTTGATGAAGAAGAAAGCTGTCAAGAAAGACAAAAAGGATGAAGAAACTGAAGCTGGTATGCCTCCAGAACTTAAAGAAGCTATTGAAAAGAAAAAGAAGATGAAGGAAGAAAAAGAGGCTAAGGCTGACGAAGACGAAGCAGAAGCAGAAATCAATGCTGAAGCTTTTGAGGAAGTAGAAACTTCTGAAGCAACTTTGGTTGTAGCAGATGTAGAATCTGAAGTTAACAAGGCCAGAGCAGAGGTAGCTGACTGGTTTTCAAATGTACTCTCAAGATAACTTAAATTATATTAAGGAGAAATAACATGGCTCTCAAAGCAGATAGACATGAACAAACCACAGATATTAGCTACTTTTACGTAGCTGGCACTGGGACGCGCGGTGGAGTTGTTTGCTTGGATCTTCTCAGTGCTTCTGGCGCTGCTATGGATCAAGGTGACAACACCGTTTCTTATCAAGCAGCTTCGACTACTGACGTTCCAGTTGGTATTTTGTTGAATGATGTTGTTGATAAGGATCGTACTCGTATGAAACTAAACGAGTATAAAGATGAAGTTCAAAAGGGCGGTAAAGTAACTGTCATGACCCAAGGTTACGTTGTAACTAATATGGTTGACGGTGCTCCATCTCCCGGCGATGTAGCTTACGCTTCTGACGATGCAACCAAGCCCGGATACATCTCAACGTATGCTGCTGACGCAACCGCTTCTGGTAACTTGGCTATTGGTCGTTGGATGTCCGCTAAGGACGCTGATGGCTATGCCAAAGTAAGAATTAACTTGCCTAACTTTGGCGCATAACCAAGTAAACTAAAAGGAGAATTTAAAATGGCTTATAACGAAAGACCTTCAGATGAGTTCCTTAGTCTTTACAGAAAGACAGGTGCTAATGAAATGCAAACAGCTTCTGCTGCTCAACAAGAGTTTGCTCAAGCTTTAACCACGCCTCTTAGAGAAGGCGTACTAGTAGGAAATATCCTTGGCGATATTTTTGAAACTATCCAAGTAGAGCCGGGAGCAACTACTGAGTATCCCCTCGACTTGATTTCTCCGGGGCTTGAAGGTGAGCATGTAGCTTACACTAACCCCGGTCATGGTCGCATTCCTGAGCGTGCGGTCGAGAGTGACTACGTAATGATCCCAACTTACAGCATCACCAGCTCTATTGATTACTTGCTGCGTTATGCTCGTGAGGCTCGCTGGGATGTTGCTGCTCGCGCTTCTCAGGTTATGCAGGCTGGTTTCGTAAAGAAGATGAACGATGATGGTTGGCATACGCTTTTGGCTGCCGGTGTTGATCGTAACATCTTGGTTTACGACGGAGATGCAACCGCAGGGTTCTTTACCAAGCGCCTTGTTTCTTTGATGCAGACTGTTATGCGTAGAAATGCTGGTGGCAACACTGGTTCTGCTAATCGCGGTCGCTTGACTGACCTATACTTGTCTCCAGAGGCTCTGGAAGACGTGCGTAACTGGGGATTTGATCAGATCTCTGATGCGGCTCGTGATCGCATCTACAACACCACCGGCGAAGGTCCAGTGACCAACGTATTTGGTGTTAATTTGCACGACTTGGATGAGCTTGGAGAAGGTCAAGACTATCAAAACTTCTTTACAGACGCTCTAAATGGCGCTGTAGAAGCATCTGACCTTGAGTTGGTTATTGGTCTTGATCAAGGCACCAATGATAGTTTCATCATGCCTCAAAAGCAAGCTTTGCAAGTATTCGAAGATCCAACAATGCATCGTCAACAAAGAGTTGGCTATTACGGTTGGATGGAGCTTGGATTTGGCGTTTTGGATAATCGTCGTATTATCCTTGGCTCCTTCTAGTCTTTGCTTTTTTGCGTTATAAATAAGGCCATCCTCATATTACGGGGGATGGCTTTTTTTTCGTGTATAATATAACGTAATTCGCGTCTTACAATAAGGATTAAAGGGGATGTTATATGACTGCTCTATCAGATTATTTGGAGTCAGGCTTACTCCATCATGTATTTAGGGGAGAATCTTTCCCTAAACCTCAAAATGTAGCCATTGCTTTATGTAGCGGAGTTCCAGCAGATTCTCATACAGGAAATGCTAAGTCCCTACAAGGAACTGGAGATTTACCAGAACTTCCCTCTGGTGATGGCTCTGTTGATTATGGATATAGAAGAGTTAGCTTAGGTAGCCCTTCTTCTCAAGGAAACACAAAATGGGAGTACAATCTAGACGATCATAACGCAGGTAGCGGGTTGATTAAAAATGCAGAGACTGTATTGTTTCCCACAGCTTTACAAGACTGGGGTTGGGTTTCTGGTATTGCTATAGTGGACTCAGGAGAGTGGGGTACTGGAAATATGCTTATGTACGCTGAACTTAACAATCCTAGAGTTATTTACCAAGGAGATACTGTTAAGTTTGATTTATCAACGCTTAAAATAAAATTTAGCTAAAGGTGCTTAAATGTTGCTAACCAAACCACAGTATTTAGATTCTATAAATCAACTTCTTCCAGATAACTCAACTCAAGAGATATCTCCTCTAGATTTAAGAACTAGCTTTGTTAATTTAGTAGATTCAGTTCCAAACTTTTTCTATGGCGATCTAAACGCCGACAATTTCGCTACGCCAGAGTTTAGAAACACTCGGGGTGGCGTTTTGTCTATGAGTAAACTAGGTCTTGCTGGCCATAGTAGTTATGATAGCTCTTCTTTTGGTTATGCCACACTTAGAAATAACTATAACGGTTCTCAAAATACTGCTATAGGCTCTTATGCTTTAAGCTGTAGCTTGTATGGTAGCGACAATACCGCTATTGGCTTTCAGTCTCTTTCAGGCAAAGTTACAGGTAGCGGAAATATTGGCCTTGGCAATTTCACCCTAAACAACAATAAACATGGCGATTTCAACATTGCTATAGGTCATGGCGCTGGATTCTATTCAACAGGAAGCGAAAGCTACAGACTTTATATTGGATCTATACCTGTAAACATAGAAGGCTTGTGTGATGAAAACGAAGATCTAGTAGACGATGGCCTGCCTCCGTTGCTGTATGGAGATTTACACCCAAATAGCCATAGACTATCCATAGGGACAAAAGAGCTAAACAACTACGGTATGTTGCAAGTATCTGGGGATATCATTCCATCAATCCATAGGTCTTTCAATATTGGGAATTCTAATAGATCTTGGGATAGCATAAATCAAACTATCTATTTTTCTGGCGGAATTAATCCGGGCAACTGGGAAGAGTTAGTAGGCATTGGAGGCCCACCGTCTGGACAGGTGCAAGGGCTTAGTAATCTCTCTAGAATGACGGTTTACGGAGACCTACTCCCCAGCGAAAGTGGAGTCTTTGCTTTAGGAAATCCTGCTTTGCCTTGGGATGGCTATTTTAACGACGTTGTAATCAGTGGTCAGTTACATGCAAACATCACCACATACAATGAAATATCTGAGTGTTTATATGAGTGCAAAACATTACACTTAGCAACTAGTGGTTTCTGCGATCACGAAGGGCTTGGGTTCCATAACTCTGCTGTTTGTGGTTTTCTAAGCGATGAGTCGTTAGATGGCGCTGGATTAGAAGTACATTCAAGCGGTTCTAACTACAGAAGAGATTATAAGTTTTTATATCGTTCTCCAGATCAGGTTATGAGCTGCTTAGAAGCAGACGACCCATTCAGTAGATCTAGATGGCAATCCAACATATCTATGCAGATAGAAAGTGGTCGCCACTTACAAACAGATAGAATCATAAACAATAATTACACCAACAGAATAGGTCTTATACATCAAAGTGGTTGCATGGGTTATTTTGCCGAAGCTTACGAGGCTTCCGGTCAAAGGGCTATTATAGGTCAAGAACCTCATTTTAACAATCAGTACCCTACTCTAACCGATGTTAATATGATATCAAGATCTGGAACCCACCTTGGGGTTGACAACAACCCTGTTGGATATGATTACTCTGTAATGTACGGGACAGTTGACTCTGGTGTTAAGGTTGCCCAAAAATTTAATAGTAGAATTAAATCTACATCAACCGTGAAAGGCTTTAGTATTGTCTATCACGACGAACTAGACACATAAAGGGAAAAACATGAGTAAAGATAGACTATCTATCCATCAGGATAGCGGGGGACAATTTATACAAGAAGCTTTCACTATCATGCGCGATGGTGGAACTATTGCTCAATCCGGTTTAGTTGGTATCACTAATTCTGGATATCCCGAGGGCGGTCAGCCAATTATCCCACAGACGCTATTCAATACTCAAGCGGCAAGAGAGTCTCACATTAGGTTCTCTAGCGCTCCATCTGGGATCTTAAATCGAAACGTACAAAGCTCGATTCAAATTCTAGGAAATGGAAATACTAGATCTTCTGGAATTCAGATTACATACTACCCAGATTGTGACAATACTGTTGTTGAGCCTTGTAGTGGGGATGACTGCGATGATGGCAACAACCCAGTTTATACAAGATATACTTTATTAAAATGTGATACCACAGACCAGTATGTTTATGTTTATGATCCATTAGGGGTATCTCCTTTTGTTGATCAGGTTGTTTCTTATGAGCTAACTGATGGGTCCACTGGATGCGGTACAGTAAATTCCTACACCCAAACCAGTAATCAAGACTCTAGTAGAATCGTTTCAAATTTTGGCTACAATGGTTGTAATCCGTGTAAAGGCGGTCCTCCTCCACAATTACAAATCTATCGAGTTTCTCCTTGCGTTGGAGGAAATGATATCTATGTTAAAAATAGTGCAGGATTTGACATAACTGGAGATCCAGTCATCAAGTATACATTGAATGGCGTTCTTCAGTGCGGTACTTTAGACACCAGTAGCGCAACTGCTGGAAGTAGCGATATTTTGGTAGAAGGTATTGTTACTGACTGTAACGATTCTGTATGTTTACCTCCTGACCCCTCATCTCGTTTTTATGAAATCTATGAGTGCGGCACGCCATCTAGTAACAGTTTTATATTCGAAGAAACAAATAGCTACATCTTTACTCCTGCAACTGTCATAACAATGAAAAATGATGATCGTTGCTGGATTATTTTGTCAGAAGTTAGTTCTCAGCCCGTAGATTTTTCTGATGAAGTTGAAGAGATTTTTGATAATTGCAGCGATAGCGATCCATCAACTCTTTCTTGCTTGGATGAGAGATATTCTAGATACTATAACGTTAGGCTTTGCCCAGATCAAGGCGGCACGGATCAAACTCTTGTGGTTGGACACTTTGACCATAAAATAGGTTTCCATGACGTTCCCGACACTGTTGTTGTTTATTTTGATGAAAACTGGGGAGATATTTTAGGTCTGCCAGTTCCAGCAGAGTATTGCTGTGAACACACAGGCAATTTTATTGATCCGGGAGACCCGATAAGTTCTGCTTACATTATCAAAGATAGACAAGAAAATGGCGATCTTTTTTCTGAATGCGATTGTAGTGACGGTACATATCAGTACGCGCGTCTTGACTTCTACCGATGTGAAAATGGTAGTTTTTCTGGCGACGTAGATACAATTGTAGTTAGGTCAGATGATCCATTATATAAACTTTGGTGGCAGTATTCTGATTGGGATGTTTATACGTATACTATTAATGGAACTGAATACTGTGGAGAATTATCTACGAAAACATCAAGCGATTCGACTGAGTACAGCACGTATAACGGAGCGACAAATACTCTAACTGCTTTTCTTGGTAATGCAGGTACAGAAACAACTTGTGTTATATGCGAAGGTAACCAACCAAATGATCCACTCGTCGTATTACAAGTAAAAACTTACAACAATGCTTTTGTTGATTCCGTTTATGATAGTAATGGTGATTGTATAAGTGGAGGCTGCGTCGGATTAGATTGCAATGATGTTTGTAGTTTCAGTACTCAATTTATTAGATGTCTTTCTTCTTGTTCATCAACTAAGAGTGTCGGAGAATATGTGGGGTGGACTTATGACGTAGGCGGTAGTTATAAAGTTTCAGAAATAATTCAGATACTTGGAACAGATTCTAATCAAAGCACAGTAGGTATTGTTACAACCTGCAACCCTACAGTTCCGGGAAGTGTACTTTACTGTGCTAACTGCCAGCCGGATATTGGTGGCGACGGAGATAGTGGTGGTCCTTTTGGCTCGTCCTCTGAAGATATTAGATATGGATCTCAAGCAGGAGATTCATCAGGATCTTCTGAATCAAAAGCAAAACCAAATGCTGTAGGACAAGACCTTGTAGTTTCTGATTTCTCATTGGTTAGACCTAGTGGCACAGAAGGTTTTGAGTTTGGGCATTTATCATTTACAGAAAGAGGTTATGTTGGAGTTGGTTTAACAAAAGCGAACAAGAGCAGGCTATTTATTCCAAATGCACCTTTAACAGTTAATTATGCCGCATACCAACATAGAGACAGTGGAACTATCTCGATGCGCGCTCAGTCTAGCGCTCCAAATAATAACGGCAATTACGGTAAAGTGTATGTCAAACCGTTCACTAGCTTAGGAGGGTCTCAAGCATTATTCTTTAAAGACGACGCCGGAGTGGAAACAAACCTGCTAACAGTTGCAGATATAGGTTGTTGTGAAATCATAAACAATTACAAAGGCCCAAGTGGTATGGTCTATGGTGACACAAACTTCAATACTTATGCTGGCTGGAACACTCCCAAAGCACGAGGTTTAACGACTGGAATAGAAAAGAATACTTTTTACGGTCAGGCTGCTGGCTTCGATTTAGTTGCGCAAGATAGTAGTGTAAAAAATACATTGATAGGATTTTCTACTGGCAGTGGCGCTGTTTTATCTAGCGGCATGACTGTGGTTGGCTCTGACTCCTTCGTGAATTATGCAACAGCTAAAAACTCTGTTATCATAGGTCATAACAATGTAAAGTCTGCTGCATTTGTTCCAGCTGAAGACGTTAGTAGCCCTATGTCTGGGATTATTATCGGAACTAATCTTTATGTAAATAGTGATCCGCCAACAGGTATATTAGCAATAGGTCACGGTTTTACACCCGTTGTAACTGGCCAGTTGACTGGTGATGCTAGTGAAAGGTCATTCGCTGTTGATGATGCTACTTTTATCGTCTCCACTGGCACTAGTTACGAATTAAGAATCAATCAAAACCGACCTTATACAAATTTCAATACTGTTTTCACAAGTGTTGATAAAAACTCTACAGGAACTAATGTTCGTGATGCCTTCCAGTTTGATGTTAGTAATAGCGATGGATATACAGTCACCTTGTTAGAAATGTACTCATTAGCCAACGAAAGATCCAATACCCCTAATTATGCAGATCAAGGGTTTATGTGGACTGAAATGAATACCGACTTCAGACTCAAGGGTGCTATTAGATTCCAAGACGGAACATCCTTGTCTGGAGTTCCAGACTGGGCTGCTTTTGAAGATTTTTCAACATCTGGAGTTGGGATTACTACTTATGGGGACTATCGTTGGTTTACATTAGACTTTACAGAATTACAATTAGCCCAAGCAGTATCTAATAACGTAAGGACAGATAATACATTTGTTGCTGTTCAGTTAGATGGAACAAGTTCTACAAACGTAGGCAAGATGTCTCTACAAGGACTTGCGGATTATGTCTCAGATGCATTTACTAATATATCTGAGAACTGCAATGTAATTTTAACAGATCCAGAAAATGCTGTAGACTTAAATGCAACTGCCAACTCTGAATCAGTTTTTATTGGTTGCGAGGTAGGTACACGAGCTAGTGGTTGGAAAAACTCAGTAATTATTGGAAATGAAGCAGGATGGGAAGCAACAACCCCAAACCCAACGTTAAGTACATCTACAGCTGCTGTGTTCTTAGGATATAGAGCCGGTTACGATTCAGACAATACTGATAACACTATCTTCATTGGTACTGCTGCTGGTAGAGATGCTGACGCAGCATCTGATTCTATTTTCGTTGGAGCAAGCGCTGGTCTTGGAAGTAGCTATAGCGATTCAATTGGTATAGGACAAAATTCTTTAAGAGGCGCAGGTGTTGGTGAAGGCAATATTGAAATTGTAGCTAATCTATTAGACAGCCAAAGATTGTTTCACAATGCTGGGGATGTAGATAATAGGCTAAACATACAAAATATAATTGCTGGCGACACAAGCGCTAGATTTCTTTCTATTGGTGATGCAAGACTTTCTCCTGAAGCGCCTTTAGAAGCTAGAAGAGATTCCACAATTCATTCAACTACAAATAATAGTTATATCCAATCTTGGCATCATGATGATACCGTAGTCGGAGCTGTTGAAAGCGATGGTAGTTTAAGCGGGTTTGTTATTGAAGGTGTTCTAACTCAAACTTTAGCTGCTCCTAGCAATACTGCACTCAGTACAACTGCTAATCTTGAGATATATTACAATGGCTCTACTACTAGTCAAATTACAACTATAACCAACAGAGATCCCGGATTTAATGCAGGCATAGGTGCTTATATACTAGCCATTAGAATTGGTGGAGAATATAGACCAATGAACGCTACATGCTGTGGTGCTGGCGGTATACCATAAGGATAAAAGATGTATAAAATATCTGACAGAGTAAAAGAGTCTAGCATAACTCAAGGTTCTGGAAATATATTACTTTCTGGTCCTCATGGTGGCTTTGAATCTTTTGCTGATTCTATAGGCGATGGAAATACTACTGTTTACGCTATAGAAAATGGTATATATTGGGAAGTTGGTCAAGGTACTTATAATGTTAGTGATAATAGTTTAAGTAGAGACGTTGTATTTGATAGCTCAAGCAATGGCGACAAAATAAATCTTACTGGAACTTCTGTAGTTTTTTGTACTCTGCCAGCCGCCAAATCTGTAATCAAAGACGATAATGACGATATTTATATTAGCGGCGTTTTTGCTGATAGTGGAGTAATAAGTCAACTAAGCGGTGTAACATTTCAAGGCGAGACAGTATTTAACGATATATTAGTTAGTGGTGACGCCCATATTGACAAAGGGTTCTTAACCATAACTACCTCAGAGTCTGGTGGTAGTATTTTTCATGGACTAAGGTCTGGCCCTAATGACCAAACAGTATCTCTTCATATTAATGATAGCCAAAATGACCCTTTATGGAGACTCGGATTAAAAAGCTCCTCCGAAAACCCATACAAAAATCCTGATTATAGCTATGTCTATGGCAGAGGCACAACTGCTGGTATTGCAAATGATTCTGGTAACTACTTCCAAATTGGACACGGTTTTGGCTTTGCTGTAACAACTAACTATCACAATACTTTTATTGCAAGCGCGAACGACGGTGTTTCCGTTAGTACAAACAATGTAAGTAACCCAGCGTTCATAATAGAAAAAGCTATTGGCTCACCACAAGATCTGCAACAGTGGCAAGACGCTGGTGGAACAGCATTTTCTGTGGTAGATAGTAATGGACGATTTGGTATATTACAAACAGATCCCTTGTATCCATTAGATGTAAGTTCTAGTGGTCGTATAGGAAATATCATTTTAACTAATAGTGGTGTTTACTTTTCAGATGGAACCTTTCAGCCTTCCGCTGCATCTGACGACACAGCTATTTCAATAAGCGGTTATTTTCAAACCTATGTAGATAATCAAGAAAATGCAGAAAGTGGATGGGCTGGCGCAACAATTGCTAACACTGGTGCTGCCGTAAGCGGTTGGACGCGAGGCATTACTTTCTTCACTGAAGACTTAACTGTTTCTCTCCCTAATGGAAAAACTTTTGGTAGATACGAAACTGGTGAAACAATACCCGCTTCTGGAAAGACACCTAGAGAAGTTATTGAAATGGCTATTGTAGAGCCTATAGCTCCCACAGTTAGCTTAACTTCTTCTTCTTCTGTGGACTTTAATCAAACCTCTGTGAGCAACACTCTTAATTTTAGCCATACGATTAATAGTTTTGGCGCATCGGTTGCAACAGCTTCGCTAGAGTTCAGAAGGGCAAATACCGGCTCTTGGACAGTTCTTAATTCTAGCACATCA